GGTAAATAAATGAACAGACTTTCTTCTCACGTCAAATCTGCCGGGATCTACTGTCCCGTAATACTCCCTGTCCCTAAACACAATGATCATTGCGTTGGCTTTCGTGACAAAAGGCTGCAAAGCCCTTATCCGATCAGACAACGCCTTAATCTCTGTATCTCAGAACGACTGAAGGACTCTTGCTCAATCGTTGTGATCGACGGATTTGACTAGACTTTCCAACGTCAGTCATTCCCGCAAATCTTTCCCGAAGAGTGAGCCAGGAGCAGTTAGTGCCAGTAGACATACGGCAACTCTACGCCCTAACTTAATCAGTGGCTTATGTAGGTCACCCCTCACCCGATAGCCAAACCCCATTAATTGGAGGATGGCCGGAATAGTTAGTTTATGCTTACGTGCAAACTCCAGTAGAACACTGGAGTTTCTCTCAGCAACTAACAGTTCCTTAAAGGGGATCGGTGTGGCCTCATCAGGCGTGAAGAATTTCTTTGCGAATTCCACGGTCTTGGAATCCGAGACAAGGCTCTTTGCAAGAGAAATTTCCACCCCGATAGTTTCCATCACTTTTAGATATTCACGAGCAACGGCACCGTCACCTATGACGATGTCATCCCCGAGAACGGCGTAAAGCTCAAACCAAGTATAAGCATTACCCTTCTTGAGACATACTTTGTATCACGCCCACTGCACAATACAGTGGTGAGTGATCGCTAGCATAGCTCAAGAGGACAGCGCACCCATTGGTTGTCCACAGGCGTAAAAGAGAGTATGGGCGGAACCGGTTTTACGATCCCGATACGTATACCCACGCCCAACTAAAATCGCCGCCCAGGCGTTCGCTAATGCATCACCTACAAAGTGAGACAAAAGTTGCACCTGGAGCATTACAGGTAATCTGTCAGTCGCGGCAGAAAGATCATAACAATACGTATGTTTAAGACCTCTCTTCTCCAGTTCACGTAATAGAAAGTGAACGGGCTTAGACTGATCAAATGTACCATCTTGTGGAATCTGTGCCAACAGTTGGAAGATTGCCTTATGTAGTGGATATAACATCCACTGTGTCCAGCAATCGACCATCGCGAAAACACGAACCTTTCCAGCGGGTTCTTCTTTGAATCCCAGTCCACCTATTGGACGACTCTCATACAATGGCTTAGTGAAGT